AACTATCTAGAGTTAAGTTGTTGGAAAAAATAATAGAGTTTTGTTTGTCAGAAATGGTTAGAATTAAGAAGGAAAATTAATATGAGAAAAATATCTAAAGAAGAGATATCAGAAATACTCAAACTCTCAAATAAAAATGTATGGGCAATTTATAAATATGATTAAAGAACAATCACAAGGGGGAAAATAATGGACCACACAATATCTACTATACGAGTTGTAGTATTATCAATCGCAGTACTCGCGGGAATGTATTATCTATTAAAATGAAATGAGTAAACTAGCTAAATTATTTAACCAATTATCTACATCCGAAATATTGAAAGAAGCTACTCCCACTGAAATGAAGGAGTATGTGTTCTTCCACCACATCATCCACCAGAAAGAGGTGATCGAAACAGAAGGTTGTAGTAAAGCAATGATGCTGCTGGAGTATGATATAGTAGATGATTTTATGGAATCTAAGATTATATCTTTCAAAGGAGCACTAATCAACTCTGTAGAACTAGAATCAGGTAGGGATCTACTGGTGAAATACTTCGATAGATCAATCGGGATATACCCCCCTATCATTTTCACAGTTAAGGACTATATTAACTGTGATATGGAGAAGCTGTATGGAAGCTAATTTATCAGAAGTATTGGCTAAAATTAACACAATTGAGGTACCCTACACTCCCGAACACAACAGACTCTGCATGGAACTATGCTACTCCATGCAGGAGGTGGTCAATCACCTAGATAACTTAGTTAATAAAGGTACTCTAGATGTTGAAGAATTACTTACATCAAGTAGAAGGATAGCTAACCTGTGCCTCTCATACTCCCCTGACCCTCAGCAAATAAGATTTAAAAAAAAACTAATTAATATATGAAATACGAAAATAGAAAAGAGATGCAGTACCTATTGACAGTGATAGAGGGTATTGAGTATTTGGAAAATGATTTGGTAGATTCATGTAAAGAAAAGTTAAAAGGGAAATATGAAGGGGAAGTTAGGAACTACTTTGGACTAGCTACCTCAGGAAATGAGGTAGCTGTTATCGCAGAGTATCTAATAAATAAAAAACTAGAACTAATTAAATTATCTGGAGAATTATGAGATTATCACAGCTAGAACAAAAAACTAAGGACTTCGCAACATACAAACATGAAGGACAATTCCGAAAGTACACAGGAGAGCCTTATATCGTACACCCACAAGCAGTGGTTGAGCTAGTTAAATCAGTGCCCCACACAGAAGATATGGTCTGTGCCGCTTGGCTACACGATACAGTAGAAGATACCGACACTACTATTTCAGAGATATATTACTCTTTCAATGTGACGATAGCGTACTATGTTGAGATGTTGACAGACTTAACCATCAAATCGGATGGAAATAGGATGTATAGAAAGGGTTTAGAACGTAGAAGGATAGCTAGAGCTATTCCACAGATTAAAACCATCAAATTAGCGGATCTAATAGACAATACTAAGTCGATAGTCGCCCAAGACAGTACTTTTGCTAAGATTTATCTAAAGGAGAAGTTACTATTACTAAGGGTATTAAAAGAAGGCCAGCCCAAGTTATGGACTGAGGCGAATAGAATAGCTAGTGTAAATATTTAAAATTATCTGGAGAATTATGAATAGAGTAATGATGCTATATCCCAAGGAGAGTATATATTTAATTGTTTGGAAGATTTAAATACGCTTTAACTATTAGCTAGACCATTAGTCTAGCCTCTTAGGTTTAAGTTTGTAGTACATTTCTTTCATGATTTGGAGATCCTCCTTACTCATCAACTTCTTCATAGTTTCTTTATTTACATCTTTTAAAGTATCTGGGTCCAGTTCTGGCTGCTTGTCTTTCCATCCAAAATGGTTCTTGAGTGCAAAGTTAGCGGCGTTCCCATTGTATGTTCCCGTAAGATACCCATCCTCGATACCCGCCTCTATAGCTCTAGTGGCCATTTCTAATACCTCTTTAAACCTATTATCTCCCAACATAGAAAGATACCTATAATGAGATAGCCCTAGATGAGCTTTCATACCCGACATTGAAAAGGGTGCACCATTCATTTCAGCTACTTTAAAATACTCAATGACAGCATCTTCTAACTCAAATTCCGTAATATACTCAACATATCTAGTTAGATATTTATGCCTAACTTTCTTTTCCTCAGAGGTAGCCTTACCACTATGTTTAGTGCTTTTCATAATTCAATTCCTTTTTCAATATAGTTACATCAGGTAGGCTAGCTGTCTCAACAATACAAAAGTCGAAGCTACCTTTCTCAATAGTATAGTCATATACAAACTCACATCTATTTAAGATAGTGATATTATCATCTTTTATCAAATTCAATATAACTAAAGTATCACACAAGTACTTATCTATGATAGTACCTACATTCATTAGATCCGCAATATCTTTGGGGATATGTATAAAATAGAAGAATTTGAAAGGAGGTTTTAGATCGAAATCTCCCCAATCCATCCGTCCAAATGTTTGAGCAAAGAATTTCTTATTTTCAGATTCAGAACCCCAATGGAGGTTCCTATAGTCATTGAAGTTAAGGTTTACTTTTTTAGCTTTTACTTTCTTTCGAGGAATGGAGAGGGTTATAGGTAGGTTATTTTTCCAATATACTTTCATATTACCTATATAATTCCTCAATCATAATTTCTAGCATTTCGATTTTAAGTTTAATATTTTTACAATTATTTAGTAATGCAATAGCCTCATCTATATTATCTACTGAAATAGCATCCATAGCTAATTCGGCCAATTCACAATACCTACCTTCTAGATGGGCTATTTTGATCACAAACATACTTTTATTTTTCATTATTAGCCCATTCTAATAGTTTCCTTTCACAGTCTTCCTTACTTACACCTGTAAAATTATTTCTCTCATCCTTTGTCCAGTCTTCGGCTGTTTTATAAAAAAACAGTATAGTGTATTGACTGGCGTATGCAATAGTAAATTCATCACTTGAGTTCATTAACTGATTAATTGTTTTATATTTCATAATTGTTCGCTTAAATTAATGCTACGTTGAAGTAACAAATGTGATTAGTAATAGTACAACACCCCAAAGAAACGTGGTACTTACTATATCCATCATTATTATCTCCTTATTATTTTACTATTTCCTCTATTGTTTACGAACATCCACCCAACCTTCTTTATCTGTGTAATTGTTGAACCCCCACTCCATAGGAATCAATTGAACGGTATCCTCAGTCAAACACTCAAAGTAATCACCCTCACAGGAGTCCAGACAGTTCTTATATTCTAACTTATATACCTTACCCTCAAGTGTGTTCTTAAGAATTACGTAACAAAACCAACCTCCCCACTGATATGAAGAAGAAACCTCTTCGTGATTGACGAACTCCCATCCTGGGGAGGTTAGCTCTAATATATCTATGGCTTCTTCTTTAGTAACAACTTTCATCTATTTCCTCTATTATTTATTTTTAAAAAATTTCGATTGTTTTATATTTCATCTCTGGGCACGTATATCTAAAATCTAGGGGCATATCCTCTCCTTATTATTTTACTATTTCCTTTTATAATATCACTTTCAGTTAGTCTAACTAGTATTCTAGTTTCATCAACTACTACTCTAGGCCCTCTATGCAAGTCAAGACCGTATGTGTACCAACTATTTTGAGGTATCTTACCTATTCCTTTAAATTCAGTAGTATTTTCACCAATAACATAGATATGGTGAATAGGATCTTTATCAGCTATACTATCTGAATGCCAACCGGGGATACAGGTATACTGGCCTACTTTAAGGTCTTGAAGTTTAACATCGACAGTAATGTAGTTTTTAGAATTTGTTAGAGGAGCTGACCTAATTAGGTCAGCTAGTTCAGGAGAGGCATACCTTAGTACACTAGCTAGCCTAGCGTACTTACAAGTTAAGTTAATATCCACAATAGTAATCTTCTTCATTTAAGGAGAGTTCCCCCTCTTTCAATGTATATGTGAGTTTAAACCCTTCCACCCCATATTTATGTCGGAATAGCTCCTCTACAACAGCCATACAAGTTAATTGGTCAGCGAACTCCAAACATATATCAGCTAGTGCACTATTTTCCCAATCCTCGTAGTCTTCTTCATTCACGTAAAACATAAATTCACACACATCCCCATCATTAAATCCTGGGATGTAACCTACGAATACTAACTCCGCACCCTCTTTACCGGTTAGAAAGTCTTTCATTTCTTCTAGTATAGCCTCCCAACACACGTTTTTTGCTTTTTGTACTTCTTCAATTGCTAATTCTAATTTTTTCATAAAAACCTTATATCGTTATAGTTAACTTTATTAAATACTTTTCCATTTTTAAATACAGTCCTTAGTTCTCCACATCCACTATCTTCGAGGGAAACTTCTTCATTTAAAACATAATCATCACCTGATTTAACTACCTGAAGTAATCCTTTGGCGGAACGTTTGATTCCACCATCAGTAATAGGGTCTTTAAATACTGTTTGAGGTACTGCCCCAATCTCACCATAGGTGGTTTTCATAGCTATCCCAAAAGTATCTCTAGTTTGGTACTGATATGTGAAAGATCCTACTCCAAATACAATATTACTAGATGCGAACCCCTTTTCCTCTAATCTTTGGAAAATATCAACTGCCCTATCCATCGTAATTGAGTCGCCATATATGACACCCACATGAGGGTCTAGTACTTTATATCCCTTTGAGTTAATTGATCCCCCAAACTCATCCCACAGTAGCTCAACCACACCTTTTGATTTAGGTAATAATGCAATTTCCACCATAAATATATCGGAATCGGAGCGTTCGATAAAATAAAATTGCTTGTCGAACCTATTCCATCTAACATCCACAACACACTCGTAGCACTTACCTTCAAACTTAAATTTTCCAACAACCTCATCCCCTCCCCATTCACCGTGACCAGTTTCATCAACCAGTCGCTCCAAAAGGGTATCTTTACACCATGCTCTGAACTCTCCAATATCTTCACAGTCTTTACTAAAATCCTCAATAGTTTCACCACAAATAATATCAGCCGGATCACCTGAATCAGGCCTAATGACTAGTTTACCTTCTCTAGCTAGTACTTCTTCCTTTAATTTAGGCAGATACTCAGTCAGTACTTTCCACAAATCCCAAGTATCAGACACCACACTAACTATCCCACTAGGATATAATTTAGTGATTAGTCTTGAAAAAGTTTCTAACTCAGACTCCTTAGATCCCATACACATAACTGAATGTTCAGTAGCAGGCACTGACATAGCAACTACCCCCTCAGCATCATAGTATTCCTTAGCTAGTTGGATAGCAGGTACCGTATCTGATCCCATAAAACTAAGTAAATGAGCTGACCCAGATAATGCAGCATCATAAGGATTACTTAATCCTCTAAACGAAAAATCATGACATTGAAAATTCACATGTGAGGTATCGTCGCAAGTTCTTTCTGAAGCGTCCAGGCACAACTGTCTATAGTGATGTGCTATAGTAGCTGATGTAATAGGTCGCCATATAACACAACTTAACAATGTTTCGATGTAATTCACTAGCCAAAAGAAATCATCATGAGTGTTAGTTATTGTTAAATAGGGTACTCCGATATCCACCCTAGAGCCTTCAGGCAATGCTTTTATCTCAATAGGTAAATGTCCAAGTCTGTGCAACATTGTGAACATAAATACACCATTATCCCCTCCCAGCGAGCTGTCCAACATGTTTTTATGTTCGGACAATAAATCATTCAATTCCCCTACCGACAGATTAAAAAATTCATCATTAAACAAATCAATTAAGTAGTCCTTAATGAAGTACTGTAGCCCATAAAAGACTGTTTTATTGTCTTTTAACCAAGGAGAATGTTTAGCTGACCTAGCTGTTAGGTTAGCATATATTTTATTTGTCCCAGCAGGGTATTGTCGTCGATGGTCTACTTTGTAAAAATCTATCAGGTCTAGTGGTTTAAGTTTCATATTAATTCTCCTTTATATTAATAGCTGCATTGTTGTATTTAAAACTATACACATTATTGTAGTATTCTCTTAACTCGTCTGTTCCTCTTGTAAATAGTCCATGTGACACAACCAAATCAAGATCATACTCAGGTAATTTTTTAGCTAGTTCAATGAATGTTCTACCTCCATCACAGATATCATCAATGACTAGTCCGTTACCTTTAGCATCCTCTAAATCTATTTTTATTTTCGGTCCAGAACTATCTCGGGTCTTTGAAGCGCAGTACACAGGCTTATCGAATAGTTCACCTAATCTACTAACTTCCTTGTACGCTCCAGCATCAGGTGCTATAAAGAAATCGTAAAAGTCTAGTTTATTTTGGAAGTTAGATATTCTCCAAACGGCTGCTTTAGATATACTTCTAGCGTCTCTGAAATAGTTCACTGTAGATATGTTATGTAAATCAACAATTTCAAGATTGGTATGGGATAACTTGTTGATTACCTGAGATATAGCATACAGCGCATTGTTATTTTCTGGCCTATCTTGTCTAGCATACGGCATATATGGAATACTTAATATCCACTCATCAGTCGCTAACACATCACTAAGGATAATTAACTCTTCTAGGTCTCTATTGGGGGCGCTATCCCATGCCCACTCAACTACATGAACTTCCCTATCGTCTAAATCAACGTCTACCTCACCTCCTCCCCAAACATTGGGTTTGATGCTTAGCCTTTCATTAGGGCTGTTCCAGTACTTATTGTATAAATTTATCATCACATTATCCCTCTTATATGGTTATCTTTAATAGGTTCAACTCTTACATTTAACTTAGCGGTCTCAATACACCAACAATTTTCTTTATGTCCATCAATACTTACAGTTTTAGACTCAAACCCTGCTCTCCTAGCAATAGCCCACTGCCCTTTTGTGCCAATATTATATTTATTGTCTTTGCAAAATCTATCAAAACCACTTCCCTTGAATATAACATAAGATTCTCCACTAATGTCTTTACTAACTGCCCTACCATTTTTAAAGAAGGAGTATACTTCTTTATCACTACCGTACTTCATATTAACTGCAGTAGTCGCAAATTCTTTCAACGCCGCTCTAGTAGAGCCTACTTCTCCAGCATCATCTGGAGCATCTACTAACTCTACTTTGGTGAATTTCTCATTTAGAAAATCTGTCCAATCATTCTCCTTCCGCTTCTGGAATAGATAGTTTATGGAGTTCATCGCCTTTACTCTAAACTTCCCGTGATCACATAATTCAGCATCAGATAATGATATCTCACGATCATTTACAAATAAACTATACGAGGGGGGGTCGGTTAGTATCTTAGTTAGTTGTCCGATGTAGATCCCGTCTACACTATCTTCCTTCAGTGTTTTTCTAGCATCAATCCCACAAACTAGCTGTTTACAAATTGCCTTATTACAATAAGGCAACGATCCACAAGAATAATTAACTTCTTTGGTAATTTGAGCTTTGGCTCTAGACCTAAAATACCCTTCTCTATATTCAGGAGTACTTAGTGCTTGAGCTCCCTCATTCTGAAGCAGCTGGGTCAGTGTTTCCACATCAATATTATCGTCTTTTTTCTTAAAATATATAGATGCTTGGTGAATATAGTTCTGCTGATGCCCAGCCGGTACTTTTTCATCTCTATCTAAATAAGGTTTCATACAAGGAGGGGCATCATTCTCATCAAATTTAGGTATTAGATCCAATTTATCGTTTAACTTACGAACTTCTTGAGCGGCTAGTACAAACTCTTCTAGATCTAGATATTTTCCTCCTGAAAATGCCAATCTATTACATTGTTCTGTTTCAGAGTATAGATTGTAATAGGGGAGGTTTATCCAATTACCCTTACCTTCTAACTCATTCAACTGGTTCTGCTTTGGGAATATCTCAACCTCATCCTTCGAGGAATACTTTCTTTCTATACCTTCTAGGTTTAGCTTTTGTAAAAAATCTCCCAATAAAAACCTTAGATCTCTGGCTTGGATGCCCATCCCACCAAAGAAAGTGTAAAGGTGCGCACCTCCTGATTTGGACCTGCACGCTAAAAGAGGTAGATTTTGGTTTTTAATGGCCCCTTCTACATCCTCGAAATTAACTTGGGTGTCCAAATCAATTGCTCCAAAATTACAGAACCCACTCTTTCTAATGGGAATAACGCCTAGGCTAATCTCTCCTCTTAGATGTTTTTCGTAATCATCAAAGGTTAGGTCTTCTTTTATTGTTCTACTGTGGCCGTCTGATCTACCGTATGCGTGGGTACCTCCACTAAACAGATCAGTGAACTCATTTACACTATCTTCATTTATAGCTTCCATCTATTCATCCTTTTTTATTTTTGCAGTGATCGCTTTACCTATTTCCTCACCCAACACACACTGTATAGCGTCACTTTTCAAAACCAATGCGGTGGGTGTTGGGGTATGTGAAAATTTAAAAGCTAGTCTGGTAACTGCCGTGTAGTATTCTCGAACAACCACCCAGCAGGTAAACGACACTATCCCATCTGATCTAAAGTCTAGAATTCCTTTTACCTTGTCACCCTTAATTGATTTAATTATAATTTCCATCTATCTCTCCTTACTTGTAAAAATTTTGAATCCAATCATAAATCATATTTAGTAATATCATTTCATATGCAGGGTCGGATACCTTCTCATGTAAAATTTCTCCATCAGAAGGTATATTGACTAAGTAATCTAAGTAACTATTACCTGATATGTTAATCTTCCCTTTAAAGTCAACACCAAATTTAAAAGATAAATCTATAAATGTTCCAACTACTCTTTCACAGTCAGGGGTGTGTAAATAAACTATATTCATATATACTACTTCCTACTAATCATTTGGGATCAATTTTTCCAGCTCCGACACTCTAGCTATTAGAAAATCTATTTCTGTTTCAGTGTCTTGCTCTAGCAGTTCCAACACTCGCTCTAAAGCATTAAATTTTTCTTTCAGCTCTTTCAGCTCTTTCAGCTCTTTCAGTTCGGATTCTATCCTAGTTATTGATAATTTCATCTAATCTAGCCTCACATTGAAAGTAGCGGTGTATCCCGAATATCTATAGTGTTCTGTAAAAGATCCTGCTGTTAGTTTGGAATCTTGCTGATACTGCAACATGTCATCTAATATAAAGTGATTACAGGGGTATTCCCCTATATCAGCTACAGTATTATCTCCTAGCTTAAAGAGCTGCTGAAGTAGCTGGTCCGTTAATTTAGCTTTCTTTCTTAGTGTTGTTATCTTCTTTTGTATTTCCATATTCAATCAACATCAATTCACAAGTTAAAATTAAAGGGTATGTCACAACTTCAGCTAATTTAGAATCGTATAGCCAATCCCTAATGTACCTGATTTCTTCTCTTACTTCTATATTCATACTAATCCCTCCTTTTTAGTTGTAGTATTATATTCATCATTGAATATTGTTAAAAAACATTCAAGCCTAGCTTTTTTTGTATTAGCTAATTTAATCCCAGTTCGTAACTTAATTGTATTGTTCAGCTTTATAGTGTCTTTATCCCAATTACAAATTATTTTTTTAGGTTTTTTACTAAATTTACTTAATTTATATATCAAATTCCCAAAATATTCGTTTTCTTCACATGGAAGTTGGATTATTTTAGCGAAACGCTCAATATACTCAGTATATCCATCCTCAATGGCTTTATACTTCTTACTGATAGTTCCACTCTCGTTGTACTGAGGAAGTTCCTTCAGAAGGTATTTTAACACACTTTTTTCTCCGACTCCTTTGATAGCTATAATATTATCTGAAACATCTCCAGCCAGGCACTTTACTATCCAATAATCCTTCGGGTGAATACGATATTTCAATATAAAGTCAGAATGTGTAAAATACCCATCTGTAAAATCGAACATCCTAACGTTTCTATCAAGTAGTTGGTACAGATCGAAATCCCTAGCTACTACTGTAAAGGTGTGTTGGTTGTTGTGTTGGATAATTAGTGCTTCCAAATCATCTGATTCGAATCTCTTATGTTCCAGTAGTGGGGTTCTATTTGATTTAGCTACTTTAGTTATTTGAGATGTGATGGCTGAAAAAATAAGTTTATTAAGTTCTAATTCCATAGGATCTAGTTTAGATTCCTTAATGTTCCTATTTAATTTGTAATCAGGGTATATGTCTTTTCTCCAAATATCGTCCCTAGGACAATCCCTACATAGAATCACCTGCTCGATTGGAAATTCTAAAAATAGATTCGTCAGCACTTCCTCTAATCTAGTTAGAACATTAAACTTATAATTTGATAAGTCTGTTGTTTTAGGTAGTGTAGTTTTGGTGTAATGTTTCAAGTAGCTTATATCTACTAAGGTGTAGTTACTCATTTATTTATCCTCCTATTTATACTTTTTAGAACGGTTATCTACAAGCAACATATCTTGATGTTTATCCTCTAGACTAGTTATTTCATTTACATCAACTACAATGTCTACCTTTTCAGTATTTCCCATTCTTTTTTCCAAATAGAATTTATCAGCTTTAGTTCTGGCTTCCAATTCATTACATGCTAGAACCTCGTAGCTAAAGCAGGTAACCTCTTTAGTATATACTCTAAATGGGAATAGATTTACTGTTACTAGAGATCTCCTTAATTTGTTACGAAATGAGATAGGTAACTTGGTGGATACTGATTTGTAGGCGTACAGAGTACTGATTGAGATATCCATTTTATTGGCGTATTCCTCAAGTGACTCGCAGTTGGAAACCTCTATGTGTAAATCTATAAGAGCAGTATCTGTTAGACTAGCTACATCCGCCTTACTTCTAATGTTATTATATTTCTCAAACATTTACACCCACCAACCTAATTATCCACCATACTAAGGTACCTAGCCCAAGTCCTATCACCATAGTCGCTGTTACCATTACTGATATATACCCTACTATTAGTCCAGTTATTAGGAATATTTCTTTAATTTTTTTTAACATATTATTGCTATTTTAAGATTCAATGTTTGAGATACTTTTTATAAATTGTCCGTACCTTTTTATTTGAGTAACTGAATAATTCTCGTCTTCCCCTATTTTCTCAAAATTCTTTGCCCAATTTACCGTTCGGTATGTTTTACATCCTATTGCGATATATTTATCATCATCAAACGCTACAGCAAGATGCTGTTCGCATTGAAAAATGGTGATGCCTTTAGCTCCAGATAAATCAGCTCTAGATAACTCAGCTCCCGATAAATTAGCTCTGTATAAATTAGCTTCTGATAAATCAGCTCTATATAAATTAGCTCCTGATAATTTAGCTCCTGATAAATTAGCTTTATATAAATTAGCTCCAGATAAATTAGCTTCTGATAAATCAGCTCCTGATAAATCAGCTCCAGATAAATTAGCTCTCGATAAATTAGTATCCCTCAAATCAGCATACCTCAAATCAGCATACCTCAAATCAGCACTACTCAAATCAGCATACCTCAAATTAGCACCAAGCAAATTAGCACCAAGCAAATCAGCATCTCTTAAATCAGCATCTCTTAAATCAGCATCCCTCAAATCCACACAACACAGAGTAGCACGAACACCCTTACGTCCTACTGATTGTACCCAAATTTTATGTTCAGATAGAATTCCATCTAATATTTCTTTTTTCATAATATTATTCCCTCAATTACTAGTTTTTTAAAATTATTGTATAGTAAGTCTATAATTTACTTAAAACATTATTGCAATAAAAATATGTTAAAACATTTTGATATAAAAGAATTGGTCCCTAGAGATATTTATGAGAGTAGAGGACAATTTGCGTGGAGTTTATTCGACCCTAGATTGCTTGAAACATTGGACCAGCTAAGAAAAGCTTTTGGTGTACCTATTACAGTGAATACTTGGGCGTATGGAGGTAATCTACAGTATCGAGGGTTTAGGCCATTTAAGTGGTATGTTGATCAGGGAAATCTAACTTCTACATCACAACATCTATTTGGGAGAGCGGTTGATTTTAACGTTAAAGGGCTATCTGACCTAGATGCTAGAAGATGTGTTAAGATTATGAAAGCAGACGGGGAATTACCTCATGTAGTTGGTTTTGAGGAATTTGAAGGAATGAATTGGGTACATTTAGATGTTAGAATAGTTCAAGAAAGATTCTTAGACCATAATGGACTATTCGTTTTCGGGAAATAGAGGTATCAATATTTATTTGGTGCTGAAGGTATGAATCGAACACACAACCTACTGATTACAAATCAGTTGCTCTACCAGTTGAGCTACTCCAGCTAATTCTTTGGTGTAAGATCTAGGATTCGAACCTAGGAACCCGAAGGAAGAGATTTACAGTCTCTCTGCTTTAACCACTTGCATAATCTTACATTTTGGTACTCCGAGAAGGATTCGAACCTTCAGATACACGTTTCTAAGACGTGCCTGTATACCAGTTCCAGCATCGGAGCATAATCTTACATTTTGGTACTCCGAGAAGGATTCGAACCTTCAGATACACAGTTCCAAACCGCGTACTCTACCAGGCTTAGGTACCTCTAGATTAGATTGAGATACTATACTAATATTTCAATCCTTGTCTAGTATTTTATTTTGATTATGCACTAGCCATAAACCAGTTTTCCCCTATTCCAACATCTGCTCTAATCGGCACATTTAGCTGGGGCACGTTTTCCATAATATCTTTAATCTTTCCTGTCCAGTCATTAATCGACTCTTCAGGAGCAATTACATCATATTCATCATGCACTGATAGTAGTAAATCACATTCAGTATTCCTAGTTAAATCATTTACCTCAATTAACTTCTCTTTCATGATGTCAGCAGCATTCCCTTGGAACATATACGGCCCTGCTTTCCTAGAGAATCTCTTCTCTAAATTCATCCTTCTACCTCCCAATGTTAATAGAAATCCTCTAGTCATAACTAACTTTTGAAGATGATCTAATGTGGGCTGCACTGTTGGGAATGTTTCATGATAAATCTTAAATAATTGCTCCGCCTCTTCTCCCGGCTTTTTCCATCTAATGAGTTTGTTTTCCGCATTAGTAAATTCTTCCATCGTCCAAGGAAGTCCCATTAAGTCAGCTAGCATACCCTTTCCCATGCCGAAGGATAATCCTAGATTAATTGTTTTTGCTCTACCTCTAGCTGATTTAGCGTCTAATCCTAAAGTGGTTGCTAGATCCATCAATTCACTGACTAATGTGTGATAATCGATATCAGGATTATCTCGGTACGACTTTATCAACTTTTCATCACCTGAATAATGGGCGAATACTCTATTTTCGAACTGACTCCAATCGACGCTTCCCCATAATTTGCCTTTAGGTGCGTAGTAAGCTGATCTAATTAATTTACTAGTCATGTAACTAGTTTCGCCTTTATCTTTTTTAGGTTTAGGCACCTGCTGTAGATTAGGTGCTCTACACGAGAACCTCCCAGTAGCTGCCCCTCCATCCTCTCCCTTAGTCTGGTTAAAAGAGCAATATATTTTTCCAGTTTTATGGTTGTAGAGCTCCTGCATTGATGAAGTGTACGAACTTAATATTTTATCTAGGGTAGCTATTTCTCTAAGATAATCAGCCAATGGGTGGTTAACACCTTTTAATGATTTCCCTGAAAAACTAGGGTTACCTGTTTTAGTTAGTTCTAGCCCATCTAGTAGATTTAGTTCTGCAAAAGCTCGCTTATTGTCATTGGATGATCTGGGATTGTAAGTGGTTTTCCATTTCAATACGTCATTGCATTTTTGAGATAACTTATCTCTAAGTGATATCAGATCCTTTTCCTTCTCGACTATGTGGTCCATATTAGCTGGGACACCTCTTCTTTCTATCTCAACTAGTGCTTTTAATACTTTCATCTCACGCTCCAGTGCAAACTCTAGATTGTGATACTTTGAAGGAAACATCAATAGTGATGAATGAGGTTTTTCAATTAACTTAATCTGGTAGTCATACAACTTTTTAGTTAGAATAATATCTCCAGCACCGTATTTAGCCACCATTTCAAAAGGAGCTTCGTGTAGATGTCCCATAGCTTCCTTTTTAATGGAAGTTTCGCTGCGTTTCCTAGTACCTCCCATTATGTTTTCAACAATGTAATCTATCATTTCACCATCTGTCTTACCTGCATCAAAATACTTCTGACATAGATAGTCTAGTGCAAACTTAGGGTGGTTCTCATTTATTAATGATTCGGCAACCATAGTATCATAGACATTATATCCATACATAGTGTTTTGATCACAACCGCCCTGTACAAACATATGGAGATCGAACTTAATGTTGTGTCCTACTATTAGTCCAGCTTTAGGGAGTTCATTGTTTATCCATTCCACAAGTCTACTGTTCCATCTAAGAATATACACTTTATCGTCGATTCCTAACTGCAACATGAAAGGCTTACTGACCATCACATTTACACCATTGGTTTCTGTATCAGCTACAACAATTCTCCCATCTATTTTAGGTAGGTCAGATGGATTAACTATTTCATAGTCCACTTTCATAATATTCCATACTCTATAAATCTAGTTGTAATTTTATATATTCGTTTCAAATCATCTTTGAAGTAATATGAACGTTTAATCTTTTTAAAAATACCTCTATTAACATAGGTAGCTCGCTGTCTATCAAAAACCATTACTCTAACCCCTAGAGGCAATTCTTCTAGATTATTTAAATCTATTTTAATGTAGTTCATACTGCTACCTTAGCTTTTATTGCAGGGTGAGATTGATAATCTACTAATTTAAAGTCTTCATATTTGTAGTCGAAAATACTGTCAACATTTTTATTGATTTCCATACTAGGTAGTGGATAAAAATACCTGCCGAGTTGTTTTTTAACTTGGTCTATATGATTATTGTAAATATGGACGTCCCCAAAAGTATGTACAAACTCTCCAACTTCTAAATCCAACTGTTGTGCTATCATCTGAGTTAGTAGGGCGTAAGATGCTATATTATAAGGTACTCCTAAAAACATATCTGCACTTCTTTGATATAGCTGACAGGATAGTTTATTATTTACTGTGTAAAACTGGAATAAACAGTGACAAGGTGCCAGTGCCATATCTTCTAATTGAGACACATTCCAAGCTGACACAACATGTCTACGACTATCCGGATCATTCTTTAAGTTTTCCATTAATTCAGCTATCTGGTCTATCCCACCGTAGTTTCTCCATTGGCTACCATAGATGGGTCCAAGATCTCCATTTTCATCAGCCCATTCATTCCATATAGTTACACCATTATCGTTGAGGTACTTAACATTAGTGTCTCCCTTCAGGAACCATAGTAATTCATGGATTATTGATTTAAGATGGATTTTCTTAGTAGTTATCAGGGGAAACCCTTTACTTAGATCGAATCTAATCTGCTCTCCAAATAGTGATAGGGTTCCTGTACCTGTCCTATCTGATTTAGCTGTTCCAGTGTTTAGTATTTTTTCTAGTAGATCGTGGTATTGTTTCATGTTTCTCCAAAGTACACTGTCCCATCTATTATTTCTATGTTACTAAATGGTTGGGAGGGATATTGATCGTCAAATTCAGTCTCCACAAAGTCTGTAAATCTTTCGTATTGATGATTCAAACCTTCAGCACAAAATATAGCTGTGTCAGCTGGGATAGTTAGTAAATATTGGACTAGGTCAGATACTTTAGCTGGTCTATTCATACTAACTCCACACTATCTAGTAGTCTGTTTACTATAAGCTTAACACGAGGTATGCTTGTAAAATCCACACCTGTTCTTTTTCCATATGTGATATCCTTAAGTATTTTAGCCTCTTCTTTAGATATTTTTCTCATTTTCTCTCCTGTAATTGTAAAGTTCCGTCTCCTAATAGGATGACGTTATAGTTTTCAACTATGTCTACTATGTTTGGTTTAGGTTTGCGATCACATTTTCCACTTGCGAGTATCAGGAATCCGCTAATCATTACTCCGGCTACTGCAATAGTTATCGTATATATTATATAATCTTGTTTAGTCATTAATATATCTCCAAAAATCTGTTAGTTCCTACGATAGTTAGTTTTTTACGTGCTCGTGTTAGTCCGACGTACCAGACTCGTTTCTCACTGTCTATATCCCTAGCACTTGCGGTGTAGAATTCTATATCAGACCGGTTAGGTAGGTCAGTGAAGAGAACAATATGATCCGATTCAAGTCCTTTATAATTATGGATTGTAGATAGTTCAATATTACAATCCCCCAATAAGTCAACATTATAAATATAATCTAAAAATTCTACTTTAATGAAAGGTGCAACTAGTACATCTCTCCAATGTTTGGCTTTTAAAACATCTTTTACATCTGCAGTTGTGTCAATGAAAAACTTATTATTTTTTTCCAAATACGCCTCATCCTTGGAGTACCAGGCTCTTATAGCTTCTGCGAAGTAACTATCGAAGTAAGATTTTGATTTAGATTTCTTAAATGGTAAGTATAATCTAAGTAATTCCTTTTCCACTTCTTTCATTAAGAAGTTATCTCGAAATAGTAGTGTAACTGGACTAGTTACACTATCTAGATTGAAATAGTTAGTGTAAGAGACTTCTCCTTCAAAGTTAGTTGGTTTGACTATCTTATCCTGCCGTTTAGAAATCGATCGTACGTGCTTAGTAGCTATTTCATGGATCTTAGAGGGTACTCGGTAGGACTGGTCTAATATAACCTTCTCAGTAGCTACATTAACCATTATTTGTTCGTCAGACCCATTAAATGTGTAGATATTTTGATCGTCATCCCCCGCTAGATATATTGTTCCCCCTTCTTTAACTAGTTTTTGGATGAAAGACCAATTTAAAGGCGTCATATCTTGCGCTTCATCTACAATGACGTATTTGTATTTCACTTTGGGAGTAGCTAGTAGCATATCCGAAAAAGATACTAACATATGGTATTGTTTGTATTCCTTATACCTTTTGTTAAATTCCTGTAGATAGGGCTGAAAGGTCTCTTGTAATTTCTCAGTATTTAGATTGATTTCTCCAAACATATTGTAGAAGTCCCTTTTATCTAATTTAGAAAAGTATTCGTCACAGAGACGCATTTCCTCTACCCTATCCATATTCAATACTTGGGAGGATTGGTATTCATTAATTTCGTACGCTAATGAATGAGAAGTTTTAGTCTTTATTAGCTTTTTATCTTTCAGGCGGGATTGTATTTCTCTAGCTGAGGATTTTGAATAGCTGAGAACGACCATATCAAAGGTAGTCTTTGATAGGTCATCTATTAGTTTAGTTAGGTTAGTTGTTTTACCTGTGCCAGGTGCTCCAAATATTGATATAACATTATACTTTCTCATCTAGTGGGGCAGTTAGGTCTTTAAATTTATCGTACATTTCGTCTTTGAGTTCCTTTATTTTATTTCCTATAGCTGAGTCAACATCTTTTTGTAGATCTTTTGATATAAAGTCCCAGTTTGTGGATAGTGTTTGCATTTCAGATATTCTACGATTATATTTTTCTAGTTCTAGATTACGTTTAAAGAATTCTTCTTTATTCCTATCTCTCATATTAATTTCCATATATTCATCTATACGTTCAGATTCCCATGTATCGGGTAGGTACGCTATTCTAGAGCAGTTTTTAGATATATTGGAAATATTTTCCTTATCTGTTTCAGTTAATACTAACATCATAGGTGTTTGGTCGCCAGTATCGAACCATTCGTCTTTAATTTTTATTTTCATCTACTTTAATACATTTATAAGGAGTTACTATATTATTATCTACTTCTAGACTAGCTGAACCAGTCATTACTTTTACTGTTGCTATTATTACTACTGATGTGATGAATATACAAAACACTACCTACATACCTACGATAATACGTATAATTGATTTGCAAAACTCTCTAGCAGCTATTTTATTAATTTTCATAGTTGGTGTAAGTCAATATAAAGTTTTTGAAGGGCTTCATCCCTAGATTCTTTAATTTTAAATACTACAGTTATCTTCTCCAGAAAAGCTATTGGACAGCATATTTATCTGCTTTAGTAATCTTTTAGTTAAACAAACTCCATCATGGGTAGACTCTTCAACGTAGAACTGGTTGTGGATTTGGAGAAAACTTAAAATAATTTCTGATCCGAAATCAGTTACACAAGTATACCTCATCTGTCCTCTAACTTCTGAATAATGGAGGGAAACTATTACCGCATTACCTGTTTTCCTACCGTCCTTAGTGAATAATACCTTACCTACTTTCAATTCAGGAGGATATGTAGTACATCCCTCACAGCACTTAACTTCACAACTCATATTATTTACCTTTTAAGATAGCTATTTTATTTACAGGCTGCCAATTTCTAGGCTTCATCACTTTTCCTTCAGCATTCTTGATAATGCGACCATTAGTTTTCTTAGCCATATTAGCTTTATGAATAGCTTTAAACATCTTATCTAAATCTAATCCTAATCTATTGCATAGCTGACATAATACGTAGATCAAATCACATGATTCAGCACAGATATTGGCCAGTAGATCTTCAATAAATGGTCTATCTACTGAGTTTTTAGGTAGACTTGATAAAACTACTGTTTCTTCATTTAGTGAAGGGTTCTTTTCAACATAGTCTTCTAGTCTGATAATTTCCTGGGCTAGCTCCATCAACTCTTCTAGAACCATATCGTAGCATTTTCGGGCAGCTACTACATCTAACGTAGGTTCGGGGTGGCAATCTACTGACATTGCGTCTAGAAAGTCCTTTTGCAATCTTGGGTAAGGTTTATTCTCCATTGTGGTTATCTCCGAATATCTTAAGTTTTAAATCGGCTTCTATAGATTCTATGTCTGACCCTGTCTTGTCATCTTCAGGATATAGAGACTCTGAATACCATTCCCAATTGTCTACCCCCCCTGCCTCTAAAAGCTGTAATTTCTCAAAAGATAACTTTAGTTCAAAATATTCTTCTCTAGATATCTCAATATTATTCTCCATTTCTCTCCATACTCTCTAGTTCAAATTTGATAAGTTGTAACGTTTTTTCAAGATCCTGCTTTTTATTTCCTTTATTTCTACATCTTAAAATGTACTGAACTGCTTGAGTTAACCAAGGTTCGTCCCATAAGAAGTTCTCAATTACTTCCTTCACCTCTAATCCAAACTTGCCAATGTAATGTTTTGGCCTTTCTACCATATCACTACTATTGTTTATAGAATCAATATATTCATTTTTCATAATTTTCATAATTTTAATTTGGTAGACAAGGAGAGACTCGAACTCTCGACCTCCCCGTTATGAGCGGGATGCTCTAACCAACTGAGCTACCTGTCCTAAATTTTAAGTTAAAACACATCTCCCCATGCGCCTGTAGTGTTTGCTTTACCATACTCAGTAGCTCTTGTTTCGAAGAAATTTGCGTGCTCAACGTTATTTAATATTTCACTGACCCAAGGTAGTGGATTCTCTCGAACATGGAATAAACTATCTAATCCCAATCCTAGAAGTCTTCTATCTGCAATGTATCTAATGTAGTTTTTGACATCTTCTGCAGATAGTCCTCTAATCTTACAATGGTCGAAGCAATAATCTATAAAGTTATTCTCTAGCTCAACTACTCTTTCGCATGCTTGATAGATCTCTGTCTTCAATCTTTTATACATTTCTTGAGGGACATATTCACTAACGTACTGTTTGAAAAGTTGGCTCATTGCCTGTACGTGTAAAGTTTCATCCCTAATACTAAATGTAACTATTTGGTTCATACCTTTCATTAAACTAAATCTATCGAAGTTTAGTAGCATAATGAATGAACTGAATAACTGAATTCCCTCAACAAATCCACTAAAAACTGCCATTGTCTTAGCTTTTTCTAAAATAGAGTCGGTATTGAACTTTAAAAGATACTCATGCTTGTCATACATGACTTTTATATCTAAAAACTTCTTATATTCCGACTCATTAAATCCCAATGTATCAATTAACATTGAGTAGGCATCTTTGTGGATAGCTTCCATGTTAACGAAAGAGCCTAGCATCATCCTAAGTTCGGGGTGTGGAAACATAGGTAAGTAATGTTCTGCGTACGCTCCTGCAACATCTGCATCTGCTTGAGTGAAGAATCTAAATATACTAGAAACCAAAGACTGCTCATCTTTAGTTAGTTTTTTGTTATAGTCCCTGATATCCTCATCAAGTTTAATTTCTTGAGGAATCCAATGCATCTTGTTTTGAATGAGATACGCTTCGTAGGCGAATGGATATTTAAACGGTTTGTAGTAATTTCTTTTCTCTAACAACATATCAACTCTCTAAATCTTGGAATAGGTTATACAAAACCCATAGCTTTCGTTTAATTACAGTATCTAGAGGAAGGGCCAGTTTCTCTAGATTTTCAATACTTTTCTCGCTATACTCGGAGGCCCATAAATCAATTATCTCCTCGTATAGCACTTCTACTTCTTTGACAATATCTTTTGGACGCTTTCCTCTTTTATTTTTAATTGTCATGATGCACATGCAACACAAGCATCCTCATAGTCGATTTCGGGGGATCTCTCAATCTTCTTAGTTAAGTCATCTGCTCTAAATGGTGCTTCCGATCTAACATAGTACAGTGTTTTAAGTCCCTTGTGCCATGCCATCATATGTATATTGTGTAGATACGCTTTATGTACGTCAGAAGTAAAGAACAAATTTAAAGATTGTGCTTGACAAATATATTGTTGCCTGTCTGCTGCTAACTCAATTAACCATTTTTGATTAATTTCTATAGCTGTTTTAAAAATGTCGGACTCGTCCTTACTTAAGTATTCCAAATGAGAGACTGACCCTTTATTTCCTCCGATAGATTCCCACGTAGTTAAATCGTTCTTTCCATACTTTTTCAACACCTCTACCAAATACTTATTCCTGTAATTGTTTGAACCTGCTTTTGTTTTCTGTCTAAATGAATTAGCTCTCACAGGCTCGATTCCAGGGCTTGTGTTGTTTGAGATAATACTAATTGAAGCGTTTGGGGCAATTGCCATTATATGTGCATTCCTTCTAATGTCTTTATTAGGCCCTTCTGTTATTGCGTCGGGGTAGACACCGTCTCTTTCAGCTAATTTGATTGATGCTTCTGTTGCTTTGATATAAATATGTTGGAATACCTCTTTATTTATCAACTTAGCGGATAAGCTTTCAAATGGGACATTGTTTTTTTGGAGGTAACTATGGAACCCCATAGCGCCTAGTCCAATCGACCTTTCTCGAGTGGCTGAGTACACTGCTCTAGATAGTTCAGGGGGTGCTTTCTTGATAAAATCATCCAATACATTATTTAGGAAATCTATAATGTCGTGTAATATAATGTCGTTATTCTTCCATTCATCATATGTTTCAATATTTAAGGAAGCTAAGCAACATACTGCTGTTCTATCGTCATTAACTGGTAGTGTTATTTCTGAACATATATTTGAATGCTTAACTGACAGTCCTTTTTCCTTTAAGGAAGGGGGTAAGGCATCGTTAACAGCTTTATCAAACATAATGTAAGGCTCTCCTGTAGAGATTCTATTCTCAAGTATGTTAATCCATAGGTCAGTTGCTTTAACTGTTTTAACTACTTTCATAGTGTGGGGATCAACCAAATCAAACGAGTCATCAAACTCAGTATTTTCCTTTCTAGCCTTTTCTTTACCTTGAACAAGCTCCATAAATTTCTCTGAAATAACTAGCCCGTGGTGGATGTTAAGTGCTTTCCTATTAATATCTCCTCCAGTAGGTTTCCTAATATCTAGAAACTCTTCTACTTCTGGGTGGTCGATCCTCAACCAGCTAGCATATGCTCCCCTTCTATTTTTACCTTGCTGAAAAGCTTGTATTTGCGAATCAACCACTTTGACGAAAGGGATAAGCCCTGTTGATTCAGATCCTCGTGATGTAGCTATTCCAGTACTTCGAATGTCGCCCCAGTATCCACCAATTCCTCCTCCCATAGAGGATAGCCAGATATTTTCAGAGTAATGATCACTTAATCCTTTTCTAGAATCTGGAACATAATTGAGGAAACAACTGATTGGAAGTCCTCGGTCAGTCCCCCCATTAGCTAATACAGGGGTTGCAGGCATGAACCATAGCTTCTGCATATATGAAAGTAATCGTTTAGATTGGTTGGTATCATTACCGTAGTAGTTGGAAACCCTTTTGAACATATCGTCTGAAGTAGTTTCATCTCCATGTAGATAGTTCATTTCAATCATCTTTTCTTGGTAAGTCTCTAACATTAAATACTCAGTCTTTAAATTAAAAGTTGTTGTTGAAGGGTATGTATACGCAGATGGGAATGTAATATCAAGCTTTTATATTAATAAACTAACTATTACCTCTAAGGTACTATGTTTAGTAGAAAGTAATAGTAGCTACTAACTCAAGGTTACTTTTTAATTACTAGATCAGCCCTTATTCTAAAAGTTCTTACACGTACATGAGGCAATAGTAATGAGTAATTTTATTTCAAAACTTCGCTGCGCTATGGAACCCTCACGTACATGGTATATGCGCGAGGCTACCTATTTTAAATTAGCAGTTGACTTACACCTAAGCTTGTAGTCTAAATTGGGAATATTCGAAACTAACCTAGCTGGAGGAAATTTAATTAAAATAATACTGGACTTACATAAATAAGTTTAGGTACAACACACAAATAATTTAAATAACACGATCAAATAATTAAATAGGAAAACATGATTGATATTTCAAAACTAGGTAAAACCCCCGACTACGTAAAGAAACAAGAGCTTAATATCGAGAAAACAGGCGGTTCATATATCCCATCCATCACTGTACTTACAGGTATGAGTCCTCAAATTAACAAGCAGAATGAGGAAAAGTACGTTAAAGGAGCGGAAGCAGGCGACTTACTTATATCTGCTCCAACACCAGTACTGGTTAAAGCAGATGATGGAATCGAATTTATCCCCGCTGTGTACCGAGAGCCTTATTATGTTGTTTGGGAAAGTGATAACGCTCATAAATTAGATAAAATGGGCAATAGAAAAGAGGGCGGTTCCCGTAAGAAAAGGGTTGGAGAGTTCACTACATTAGATAGTGCATTGATCGCATGTGATAGTGAGTTTAAAGTACCTGTAAAAACAATTGACTATCTTATATTCACACCTAAGTATATGAGTAAGGGCGATCAAAAACCTATTATTCTTAGATTTGATAAGCCTAGTAGATACCGATTGGCTGACGATTTTGGAGAAGCTTTATCTCAGGAAGGGTCGGTTAGCTCAGTCAGGTGGTGTTTGACTTCCAAATACATTAAGGAAGTTGATAACCCATATTTCACATTTGATATCAACGCTGTAGACAGACCAAAGGCGAATGAATACAAAGCTATTTCCACACTAGCGGAAGAAGTTAAGCCTGCATTCCTAGGTCAGCGGAAGAAGCCTGTTACTCAAATTTCAGATGTAAATAGTAACGTGATAATGTAGTTAACTTTAGCTAGGATACATATCCTAGCTATTTCAATTAGGAGGTAGTATGAATCAAATAGAAGTATTAGCTGTATTTGTAGTGGCCTCTTTATGTATAGTTATATTCATATTGAACCGACTATACGAATATAACCTAAAACAACAGGGTCTAATCGAATCTTTGATAGTTGAAAGTTATAAGGATAAGCTCCTTATCGCTAAACTATATGAAGGTAGTGATAAGGAGTCTTTTGCTGAGGGAATATTTGGAGGTTCTTATCAGGACTATCTAAACCCTGAAGTTGGGGAAGTAGATATAAAAGTGGATGAAAAAGGCATATATCCAGCTTAGAAACTTAACAAACCATTTAGATGGGATATCTGTTGGAAAAGCTTATTAACGTCGATTCCTAGGTCGAAAACTTGATTTAGGATTAGTACTCCCACCCCACCGTAGAAGATCGTTTTAGAGCTGTTTTTAAGCACATACTTCGATACTATCTTTAACTTATCTGAGTTGCGTTCTGCATCAGATAAGTCCTCTTTCAATTTAGCTGAGATAACTGACCCAACTACACTAGCTATAATATTCAACATTTATCCTTTCATAATGTAAGCTATCGCTGTTCCGATAGCTGAAGTTAATATAATTTGTAAGAATGCACCAACTAGGATAACTTTTCCAGCAAATGCTTTCTGTCTTTCAATTGTAGTTATTAAATTATTCTCTAACTTAGCTAGTTTTGTAGTGAAGCTCCTTTCTAAAACATGCATCTCTTCCTTCAGCTTCGCCGTTTCATTTTCTATATGTTCTATCCTCTCTATATTATGTACCCTAGCTACTAGCCTTTGTATCTTAGACTGGGTTTCATCTATTAATAGGCTAAACTTTTGTAGGGACGATACCATAGAATTGAGAGTTTGGACTATCATACCTACATCGATAGGGTAGTTCCCTGACAGGACTATCTTATCTAATTCACTCATATTAATATCCTTCCTTTTTAAAATTAGGTATTTTAATAAAATCCAATACCTCAATATTTCCTAAGGGATCGGCCGGGAAAGATATTGTATCAACTATTGACTTATCTGATTTGTACTGTTCGTTGAATAATATAATAGACTCAATCCAATTCTTCCAAGCGGTATCTTGTTGATGTCCTACAGAAAGTCCTGGGATGTATGAGTATCTAGATATTATTTCTTTTTGTTTTTCTTTTATTTTAGAATATCTAAATTGCGACTTGTACGGCTCTTTGTGGTTATCGTTAAAATCCATTGACACCACTTCACACGTTTCAAACCCTTCTTCTATAGTGTCTATAACACACACTACACACTCACCATTTTCTTTAAACTTCAATTTAGCCATCATAAATTTATCCTAAAACTATGCAGTCCGAACGAGCCTGAGCCCCCGTTTACATATATATATACATTTTGATTAATGATAGGGATCTCATTCCCTGAAAGATTATCATTAGTGTAAGATGTGGCGAACGATAAATCTTTAGTCCCAGAAAATGTGTTAGCTGCGGACACACCGCCCCCATCGATTGAGGTTCCTCTAAAGAATCCGGAGACGACAATACTAGGAACTAAAGCTGAAATATCTACCAAGACATAAGAAGTCGAGCTAGTAGAACCTAAATTGGTTAGAGAAGTTCTTTCGGTGTCACACAAGTCGTCTCTTTGCAGGGACTCAAGCAAGTTTGAATCATCGTCATTTCTAATAGCTCCAACTCTCCTGGTGTAAGTAGATCCGCTAGGCTTATCGCCTGCCGCTATATCATCCCAATCAGTGTTTGTTGATAAAACAGCACCTAAAGTTCCCGCTCCATTTGAATAAATAAAAACATAATACCATTTATCCTCTTGCTCGCTTGCTGACCCTTCGGCGGTTACGTCTTGCGCTCTTTCTCCTCCAGAATCAAGCCCTACGGCTAAATCATAAACTGCCGCTGTGGTTTGACTTTCTACACAAGCTAGCCCAGCGTCTGAGTATAGAGTTAAGTAGTCAAAAGAAACATCGATCTGATAGGTAGGATTTGTTGCGTTGTTTACGATTTTAAGGTTTAGATCTCTTCCCAATCTTAGATAGCCTTTTGCTCCAACTGGGCTAAACACAGGATTAACTATATTACCTGTAATAGTTGCATTACCTGTCACAGCTAAATTATCTGCAATAGTTAGATCTCCTGCAAGAATACTAGAGCCACTTTCGTCAAAACTAACTACCTTAGTTCCTCCGGCGGGATTAACCCCTCCTGTGAATAAATCTATTTGGTCGAAAGCAGATATTTGAACATCTCCAGATGAAGCAGTTAGCCCAGATAGATTAAGTGATCCAAAACTAGCTGTACCACTTACATCAAGATTGCCTCCAACAGTAGAGTTCCCAGTTACAGCTAGATTAGCTGAGGCAGTTAAATCTCCTCCAACAGTTAATCCAGCAGATACGGTAGCTGACCCATTTGCGTTTAATTTCAGATTTAATGCTTGAGTACCTGATTGGGTAGTAAAGAAGCTTAACGATC